GGCGCCTGCATGCTCCATGTATAATTCCTTAATATCTTGATGCTTTTTCTCTTTAGCAATTCGTCTTAAAAACGCGTAATATGTAATTTGTGTAAAGTATGCAAATGCATTAGGTAAACCAGTGCGAGTTGCTTTTTTTACATCATAATTCATAATAGCCTTTATACAATTTTCTACAGCATCCATTACCATTTCTTCGCGGTATGTGTATCCAGAAAAGTTTGGCTTATGTGATAAACCCTCTGCAATTTTTAAGAAACACGAACCGATATATTCAGTAATAATTGGTTCTTCTTCTCCTTTATCGCGGGCTTCATTTGCTGAATTAACATAATCGACAACTGAACCAGAAAACTGCTTATTATTCACATAATGCGGTTTTTCTCTAGCTTTCTTTTTCATAATCTGTATACATATTCTACACTATTATACCGCAAATGTACATAATATATTTACATCTGCGCGTATTTTTTTATTTACATACTTTATAGTTCTGTGTATAATATTCTTAGAATAACACAAAAACCTCAATTATCATCATACGGTTTCCACTTTTTTCTCCATTCTAATGACCTCTGTATAGGTGGAGTATAATCATCAAATATACCGCCATCGATTTCTATGTCCTCTAGATTATCAAGTCCATCGTGAAATAATTGATCTAATACAACCTTTATCTCATTTTTAGTTAGAGCTCCGTGTAAATTGTTTGATATTATATATCTGTGGTATTGTACTTTTATATCTTCAATTGGGGGTGCAGAAGCTACAATATTTGTATTTAAAATTCTAATCTGCTCTTCCTCGTTAGTAATTAACCATGGGGAGAAGAAAGCTTTGCCTTCATCACTAATATGAACTTGCACTGCACCGGACACGTAAAACGCATGCATTACTGAATCATACTGTTCTTCATTTGCTATAATGTGGCTTCCATCGCGTAATCTGTATCCCATTAAATCGAAACCTTTCATATAATCTTTTAAAGCTTCGTTCATAGCGGTACTTCATGTATTTTATACTTAAATTTTTCTTTAGCATATATATTTACCCTTTCAATTGCGTGATTAAGGGTATAATTCTTTTTCTTTTTCCAAGAAAAGTCATCGGCTAGATCATATATAGTAGTTCCCTGGCCATTTTCAGTTTTTCGCAGGCCACGACCAATAGACTGTAAAACACGTATTTGTGATTTCGTCGGGGATGCAAACATAATATTGTGAAGGTTAACTATATTTATACCTGTAGAAAATGTTCCTACACTTGCAACAATTATAGCGTTTTTTTCCTGTTCAGTAACTTCACGAATTTTTTCTCTTTCGTCTGCATTAACTGCTCCCGAAACAAAAAATACTTTTCTACCAGTACCTTTAAGCTTTTTCACAAATGCGTTGTACAAAGGCTTACCGTGTTTTTCAACTAAGTTATAAAGAACCAATGAATTTCCTTGTTGGTCGCAAGTTAGGTTAACAATAAAGCGGTTTCTTTTTTCGTGACTAACAATGTGATCTATTTCATCTTGGTATTTGAGACCTTTGCATGCTTTACGTTCTTCATCTTTATATTTTAGCACTAAACACTGAATTGTAAGCTGTGCAAGTGTGTCAGCATCGATTAATTCTTTCGTTGAAGTAACTTTATATACAGGCCCAAAGTTTCCCTCTAATGTCATTTTATTCGAAACAGCATCATCAATAGTTCCAGTTGTACCGATTCTAAAACCAGCATTCACTAATCGATTCATTATTGTAGTGAGGGATTTAGCTTTAAATGTATGCGCTTCATCTCCTATAATCATACCATATCCTGCAAACCATGAAAGAGGAAGTTTTATAGCGCTTTGCCAAGTAGTAATTACAACAGAGGCTTCAAAGTCATTTTTTTCTTTTCCTGAATATATACGATGTACATCATCTTTTACGTCGAATGATTCATCTTGCCATGAGTAAGATTCAAAATCTTTATACATCTGCTCAACTAATGAAGTAGTTGGTACTACGACTAATACCTTCTTATCCATTTCGTGACTAAGATAATGTCTCATCATCATATAGATAATAAGAGATTTTCCCGATCCAGTTGGAGAAATTAATATTGCTCTTTTATTTTGTATACCGTGAACAAACGCATCAAACTGATAGTCCCTCGGTTTTATCAATTTATCTTTTAAAGATATTGTAGATTCACTAATGAATTTTTCGAGATCCTCTTTTTCATAAAATTCACTTTCCTTTAACGTTTTATCATAAACTAGTTTATAACCTCTTTCATAACAAAATTCAGCAACTCTTTTCATCAAACCATATGGTATAGTTTGTGATCTAGAATCAAAAAGACGTATTTTTCCATCCCAAAGTTTATTTCTATATGCAGGCATAAACTTATACCCTTCTGCATAAAAGGTAAAATATTCACTAAGTTCCATTAGGATACCAGAATCATCTGATCTAAGAAGAACTTTAGATTCGTCTTTTTTGTAAGCTGTTAACATTACATTCCAGAAGTAAACTTCTTAAATTCCAATATGTTTTTTACATGGGTATGTCGCCATCTAATATTGCCCATAATTTCTTCCAGAGTTTCAATGATTGTTTTCTGGTAATCGATCTGAGCTTTTATTTTTACAAGATCTTCGTCAGTAGAATAATACATATCCATATCAGACTTCATAGGCTTAGACAATCCATCAAACGGATCATACTTCCATTTGTTTTTATCCATGTCGTCTTTACTCATCTTCCCATTGTAGTAAAGCCACTTATCTTTTTTCATGGATGCATATTCCATTTCTTTTTTCTTAAGCATTAACTTTGCCATGGAAAAAAGCTCTAAGTATTTTGCGTGTAATTTAGAAGATTTAAGTGTCTCATCATCAAGGCATACGTCATCAATAACCGCATCCTTTTTCCACATCATTAAAATATCATTCAAATCCATCATATAGTATTATTTATTCTTATTTTATAATTACAAATTCATCATATCTAAATGCAACATCAGCTTGTGCATATTCTACATCATTTGACTGCACATTAAAATCTACTCCGCTCAAAGAAGTAGGGAATGCATTTTTAAATTGAAATTGTTTATTCACAGTATTATGACTAGACATGACTGAAAGAATCATGTCAGCAACTTCATACTTTTCAGTGTTATCCTTCATCCAATCATATATTTCTGTATAGTTTTTCATATCTTCATCGATAGCAAACCTTAAACTCAGGCCTCCGAATTGACGAGTTTCGCTTGTTTGATATGAAATGCCTCCCCTAAAATTCATTTGAACTTCACCAGCAGTAATCTCAGGTATACTAAAGTTTGTTATAAAATACTCAGTATTAGCATACTTCTGCCTATTAATTGTAAGCTTAAAACCAACAGGAGAAAGAAGATTGGTATTAGATGTTAAATTATTCTCAGCCATATATGTATTTATATAAAAAAAGAGGGCCCCCTTTCGAGGACCCTCTTAAATTTAGGTTTTTAAACCGCCGTATTATGCAGCGTTAATGTTCTTAACACGGAATGTACGGAAGTATGGGTTGCTGTTAGCATTTCCAATACCATCAACTGTTCCAGTAAGTGGATTAGCAACAAGACCGTAACGTGTCTTGAATGCAATCTTCGGCTGGAAGCTGTTCTCTCCAACGGCGCGAACCATTGTAAGAGGCACGTAAGGTGCGTAGAACATACCAGCGTCATATGGATTAGGACCTCTGTAACCAACAGTAGCGTAATCAGCTGTAGCATATGGGTCAACATATACTTTCAGTTTTCCATTGAGTGTACCAGCAAATGTATTACCAGTAGCATCAACATCAACTTCACCTTCTCCGCCGAATGAAAGCTTACCAGCAGCTGCAAGTGCAGAAGCAACGTTGCTTGAGCAGATAACGAAGTTACCCTTACCACGACGTGTTTCTGTTGCAATTGTGTTGGCTTCCTTCTCGACCTGGAAGATCAAGGACTGGAATTTCTCAACAGCCCAACGGCCATCAGCATTAGTCTTAAGGTCAAACTCGTGCTTGACACCGATACCAGCTTCCTTAGCAGTAACAACCATGCTACGAATCACCTCACGGTTGATTTCAGCAAGGATCTCAGCGGAAAGGATGTTAGCAAGCTCAGACTCAGCATCAAGGCCGTGAACGGCTTTGAGGTCTTGAGCAAGCTCCATGGTGTACTCAGCCTTAAGCTGACGAGTCTTAGCAGTAACAGTCGACTTTTCGATAGTGAAACCCATGTTCGCTAGCGAAGTGGAAGCTTCAGCAGTATGTGTAGCAATACCGGTTCCTGTATTACTGATAGACGGAGCAGGAGAATCGAAGAGACCCTTTTGCTGTGTACCAGTACCAGAGAAGTCAGTATCAGGCTCATTAAAGAGAGCCTCAGCATCACCAGTATCGATTTTGTCAGTAGCATGACCGAAACGAGCCTTCATTGCGAAGATGAGGCCAGTAGGACCAGACATAGGCTGGACACCTGCAACATCATAAGCGATGAGGTTAGGCATTGCACGACGAACCAATGAGATAAGCACTGGATCAGGGTTAATAACAGCATCAGTTCGGTTCAGACCCTCATTCAAGGTTCCGAACTGAGATGCTTGAGCCTCCTCGCGAAGAGCAACTTCAGTGTTTTCGAGTAGTTTGGCTGTTACAGCCTTCCGATAGCTATCATTGATAGCGGGAGCGTCAGCGTGCTCAAGCACGGGCGCCCATTTTTCTAGTTCTTTTTCTGCATTTAGCATAATTCTTTTTCTTTCTATTGTTGTTTGGTTGGATTATTTGAAGCGAGAAAGAGTTGAAATATAGCGTTTCATGTCATTTGACAGTTTGCTATTAGGATCAATTTCCCCCTCGACGATTGTTTTTACGTTAGTTGAATCAGTTGATTCAGTGATGACTTCTTCTTCTTCTTTCGAATCAGAATCTGAGAAGAATCCTTCTTTGATGACAGCTACCTTAGATGCAAATGTATCTGCATCTACAAAGTCAACTTCTTCAATAAGAGAAGCGAGTTTAGCGACTTGTGTGGAAGCCAAATCAGCAGTAGCCTCAGAGAGAATCTTTTCACGATGAAGAGTTTCAAGTTCTTCAGCGAGAGCAACATTCTTTTCCTTAACATCTGCAAGGGATTCTTTAACAGAAGTAACTTCATCCGAAAGCTGATCAACAAGATCAACCTTAGAATCAGGTACTTCGATATAATGTTCAGTGAACACACCTTGAAGAGCCTTCATGAAGTTTTCTGTGATTTCAGTACGAAGTTTGTTATCAACAAACACTTGGTTCTCTTCGATCCAAGATTCTACCACGTAAGAAAGATAATCATCAATCTTAGTGACAAGAGACTCACGAATGTAGCCTATTTCTTCTTGAAGATCATTATCATATTGAGCTTCAAGAGATTCTTTGATCTCGACAACGCGGTTTGCAACAGCACCTTCAAACAGAGTACTAACCTTAGCTTTAAAGCTTTCGGTCAATTCCTGCTCAGAGTCGGCAAGGATTTTAAGATCTTCAGCATAGCTTTCAGTCTCAAGTTCCTCATTAACACCCTCACAATGGGAATCCTGAATAGCCTTATAAGAGGCCATTAATTCATCTTTTTTCATGGCCTTAAGTTGACCATACATTGCGTTGATAATATCTGCCTTTGTCTTTGGCACTTCTACTTCACCTTCATCTTCACTCACATTAACACTCTTATAGGCGCTAACGAGTTGTGATTTCTTCATTCCCTTAAGAGCGTCAAAACTTGCAGCAAGATAACCTGCTTTAGTTTTAACATCTGGAAGATTTACTTCTTCTACTTCGTCAGAGTCATCATCAGATTCCTCTTCCTCTTCTTCAGAATCATCATCGTCCTCTTCAGGATCTTCTTCTTCAGTCTTGGCTTTAGCTTCTTCTACTTCTTCGGAATCGTCCTCTTCAGGATCTTCTTCTTCAGTCTTGGCTTTAGCTTCTTCCATTTCTTCTTCAGAATCATCATCATCTGATTCTTCTTCGGATTCTTCCTTCTTAACTTCGCTAAGAAGTGCGTCTACGACGGCTTGAGTTAAAGTTTTACTTGTTTCCTCAGCAACTTCTTCAGGATTATCCTGCTCGAGCTCCTGGTTTTCAGTTTCCTCAGCAACTTCTTCAGGAATATCCTGCACAAGCTCCTGATTCTCAACAAGATCAACTTCCTCGACGTCTTCTATAATTTGGTTTTCGTCTGACATATATTCTTATCTTTTTGAATTTAGAGTTTGGAGAGGAAATCATTGAAGATCCGTTCCTGAGCTTCGCTTACGCGCCCAAGTGGAACTTTATTAATTTCAGTCTCATATTCTTCAATTTGCTGAGGTTTGAGAAGACCATTCTCCCAAATCCATTCAACACCTTCCATAATACCTTCAACGAAGGCGGAAGGAGCAGAAGGATCTTGGACAATATCCACAGTAGAAAGAACGAAATCGTCCTTAACATATGTTTTGCCTTCCTTTTGCTCAACAGTACCCATACCACGGCTAGAAACACCCAACTTGCATCCACCTTCAACGAGACCTTTCACAATTTTGCCCATTGGTGTATCAAGTACGAGTGCCTTTCCAACAACATTATTACCTTCCCAATTAAGTTCGGTAATTCTGTGTGAAACTTTATCTAAGTTAATTGCTGGTCCTTCAGGATGATTTAATTCACCACAAGCGCGACCTGTTTTAACTTGTTCTTTAACGTATCTGTCGGTTGCAGACTTTAAAACTGCTTTAGGATAGATTCGTTTATTGCGGTTTTCTTGCTCCGCTTGCATAAAAATTCCTTCGATGAAAACGTCCTTTTCACCGTTATCTTTTGCTTCAGTAGTATAATCAAGCTTATCTAAATGTTCTGTAATTAATTTCATAGTTTTTTATGCGTAAAAACCTACTTTAGTGAATAGGACATTAGTATTTGCACCTGTTCCTGCAGCTGCACTAGATGCGAAAATTTGGTCCGCATTATCTTTACGAACTATAATGTTACTTTTAGTTGGAACATAAAATGAAGCATACCGCGTTCCGGTTGCTCCTGTTTCTATATGCACGTATGCTGCACCAGTACCAGTGTTTTGTACTAGTACTTGATGAGCATCACTTATAGTTGACGCATTAGCGGTAAGCGATGCAGTTGCTGCGACTGTTAATGGTTCGATTTTCATTTTTTCTTATTATTCTTGTTTAGACTTCCATTCCTATTTCTAGCGCAGACATAGCGTCACGAAGATTATCAAAGTACTCTACGCCAGTATCTTTACCTCCGTCAAACTTAATTTTACCTTTATCAAAACTAAACTTGATTTTAGAGCCGCCAAAATCTATAACATTACCTTTACGTTTTCCGCCGTTTTTAGCTGCAAATTTTAAAAGCTTCTCAATATCTTTACTTGATGCTTCAGTGATTTCTTCTTCAACCGATTCTTCAACGACAGTTTCAGTGCTTGGAACTTGCTGGTTGTAAATACCTGCGGTAAGGCCGGCTCTACGAACATCCAAAGCTTTATCCATCTTTTGCTTTATTGCACTACCAAAATCTTCTTGCGAAGCTGTATCGGTAACAATACTTTTAAATAATTCTTTAGCAATATCACTCATGTTATTAATACTATTTATACTTTTTATGTTTTAGAGATTTAAATTTCATCATCAAATTCATTATCATTTCCTGAACCTTCTTCCTCGATTTCTTTATCTAATCTAGCAATATCTTCATCTGATTGTTTAAGTATAACTGTCCGCACATACTTGTCAGAAATATATTTACCAACAACATCTTCAAGCATCTGTGACATTTCTAAACGTTCTCTAAGAATTTCAAATTCTTTTAATTCAGCAAAATAGTTATCTTCAAGGAAGTTAATATTAATAGACTCTTCAATATCATGCCAATCTTTTTCAGTAATGACACCTTTAAGAATAAGCTGTATTCGTAAAGCATCCATTAGCATGAAAGAAAATTTCTTTCTTAAACGATCAATAAACTTTTGAAACTTAACTTCCTCCCTAGAGACTTCGCTTGCACGCCCAACGCTAAAAGCATTATCTTGTTCTAATCTTGCAACAGGAACGTTAAGAGCGCGATATAATTTACGTTGGAAAAACTGAACATCTTCAATTTGACCTAAATTATCTCCACCACCAAGTGTGGTAATCTCAGTTCCTCTTCCACCCTCTCGTCTAGGAAGATAAAAATCTTCAAGCATTGACATATGTCTACGATCATCGCTAATATTTCCGGTACTTGCATCATATACAAGCTTATTTCTATAACGAGAAACTACTTGTTGAACATATTCTTCAGCCTTACCTTTCGGAAGGTTACCAACATCAATATAAAAAATTCTTCTTTCTGGTGCTCGAGAAACACGATACACAACCAAAGAATCTTCCATATAACGAAGCTGATTAACAAGCTTCATCGCTTTATGTAAGTGACCAATTGTTCGAGACTTATCAGGATCCATTATTCCAGAATTAACTTGAATAATAGCGTCATTTGCGAACCTGATTCCGTTTAATTTATTGATACTATTATTTCCAAGATCTGGAGAATAAACATAATATTCGTCCACAACCTTTTCATATTCTAATCCTGTCTTTTTATCAGTCTGTTTTTTTACTTCTTTGACTTTATTGATATGTGTTGGTTCAACCGGCCGAAGTTCTACAATACCCTTTTGAGGATTATTAGGATCAATAATTACATTAAAGTATGCTTTACCATCAACATACCAATTGCGAAAATACTCCGCAGCATTTCTATTAAACTTATAGAGTTTTAACACTCGGTTAAACTCATTAATTATTTTTGTCTTTACATTTTTAGGTAGTTCTAAATCATTCATAGACAAATCAACTGGAGAAGATTCATCTGATGATGCAATAGCCCCATCTACAATATCAGAAACAGCAGCGTCGCACTCGGGCTGCATCGCTGCTTCACGGTATTTACGAATTAATTCGTGATCTGAAACCGTGTCGGTATTTGAAAGATCTACGTATTGTCCGTAGTAGCCACCTCCAACTGTCACCGTCGATGAAGATTCATCGTTGGGTTTAGGTATAGGTGAAACTGGTTCAACACTATTCTGCGCTGAAACCTTTTTGCTAATTTCAAATCCAAATAAATTAATCGCCATAATACATTATTTATAACAAAAAACCGGGGAGGGATTGGACCTCCCCAGTTTTTATAGTTTTAACTTGTGGTGTTCGACTCCCAATACTGATAAGCGAATTCAACCGTGAATTCCTCAATAGTATCAGTGGACTCGTTACTCACATCAATACTTGAGACATTTACCGGCCATGCCGATCTAAATGTATAAGATTTGACAGAATTGCCTGCTTTATCAAGCTGATCAATTGCAAGATCTGCCTCATAATCAGCCGGATTTGTCAAACCACCATTTGATGCATGAGTATTTATTCCATTCTGCCAACGCTCCATTGCGTCGCGAATTTCAGACCCTGTATCATTGATAATTGTTACTGTCCAGTTTTCGTATGTACGATCACCGGCTATTTTCATTTGACGCCCCCGATAGGGAACATCAATCTGACCTACAACGCTGGCTGGAAGTTGTGCAGCTTTACACATAAATTGTGCAAGCTCAGTATCTCCTGCAGCGTACGCTGGGAAAGCGAGTGTCGCCTTAAAAAGGTTTGCTCTTGCTCCACCACCGATAAGTTTTGCTTTAAAATCGTCTACTGTTGCCATAATAGTTTTTCTTTCTTTTTATTATTTATTAGTTACCAGTTCCAACGATCTCAGAGAATTCAACACCTGTTCTTGTTGCAACAAAATTCAAAGTAATGAAGTTAATTGAACGAGCAGGTTTAATATAAATGTCTGCAACAAACCGATTAGCGTCAATCACTGCTCCTGTGTTATTTGTTTCGTCACAAACAACTAGGAAATCAGTAATACCACGCCGTCCTTTAACATCCCTGAGGAATGGTTCGGTCATGTTTCTGAACATTGCTCTCGTAAACTCATCATTGAGTTCAAAGAGTTGGAATTTAGATGCTGTAGAGATTGCTTTTTCAAGAACCACGAACAACCT